CTACAGTAAGTAAGTTTTCGCCTCTGCCTGAGACCCGACTGGTAAGTCGATTCACCTTTCGGTGCAGCACCACCTGTGTCTCATCACCTTATCCAGCGTTTGCCAGAAAGATTATTCAGTCACTCCTTAGCGTTGCGTCCAACAGATATACTATAACACTCTTGTCAAGAGTTGTCAACCACCTCACCAATCACATATGCTTCTGTGCTGTGGACACAACTGTCGTATCCTCTAATAATATACATGGCATCCTCTACTGCTTCTTCTGGTACCACTACTGTATAACCTATACCTAGATTAAATACTCTCTTCATTTCTTCCTCTGGCACCTCACCAGCAGACTGAATGGTACTAAAGATTGTTGGTAGAGTCCATGAATTGTAATCAATGATTGCATGTAGATGCTTAGGTAAACTACGTGGGACATTCTCAACCAGTCCACCACCTGTGATGTGTGCCATTGCTACAACTGGTAAGTTAGATACCAACTTCTCTACTAGCGGTGCATATATCTCAGTGGGTTTCATTATCTCTTCACCTATACCTAGATGCTCATCACCCTTGTCTCTATACTTAAGGAATAACTTCTGATGCCATAGGAGATGGTTAATTAAACTGATACCATTACTATGGACACCACTACTAGCTAGACCGATAATCTTATCACCCTTCTTAGCATTCTTACCATCGATGATATCCTTTTCTTCTACTATACCTGTTGCAAACCCAGCAAGGTCCATGTCCTTTGACTTTGGATGCTCTGCTGTCTCTCCACCTAAGAGTCTACAACCTGCTTGCTCACACCCTGTGATGACACCATCCATGATGTCACTCAATATGTTTGGGTCAATCTTCTGACATGAAATATAATCTAGGAAATATAATGGTAGAGCACCACATGTAATGATGTCATTGACACACATGGCAACTAAGTCTATACCTATTGTCTTATAACTCCTTGTAAGTTCTGCGATGCGTAACTTAGTGCCTACTCCATCTGCTCCTGATACTAAGACAGGACTATCATATCCAGATGGTATCTTCATCTTACCACCAAATCCATCCTCTAGGTATGGTACCTTCTTCTTTAAATCTTGGACGAATTTATTACCAGCATCGATGTCAACACCTGCATCTTTATAATTCATTATTCAAATGTTATAAGTTTAGTATACTTCTCATACAACTCACCCATCTTAGGTTCAGTTGAACGAGACTTCCACATCTGTTGTAAGATGAGTTTGAATTCATCCATTGGTACCACTACAGATAGACTACCATTGGTATAAGGTGGTGTATGTAGTGGGTCGGGATGTGTGTCATCATGTGGTGGGTCATCAAAGAAACCACCATCAGGGTCTTTGTCAATCATTGTCCTCTATATTTTAATGGCCATGCCATGTGCATACCTGTCACCAGCAATGCAGTGAATAGGAATGGGAATATTATACTCATGTGTTTAACACCCAAACAAGTCTAGCAACCATGAGGATAATAGTGACATAGTAAGTCCACATTACCCACATTCCAATTTTATTATGGAGTGAACCACGCACATAGGGATGAGCACCTGAAGGTGAACTATCCCATCCCTTCTGCATGTATTCACTAGGGTCTATCTTTCGCATTAGATATCTCCTGGTGCTCTATTCTCAGAGTAGTCTACGTTAAACATCTCACCTGGATATCGTGCTGCTAACTTAAGAGTGTTGGTATAGATTACCTCATCAAGTCTTAGACCTAATGCTAGTGCTGCTTGTGCAACATACCACATGACATCACCCAACTCCTTCTCAAGATGCTCCTTGGTTGCTTGGTCGTATGGTTTGCCTTGGAATTTTAACTTCTTAACAATCTCCATAAACTCACCACCCTCTGATGCCATACCAGATGCAGCAGTATCAAGTCTATGAATCTTACAACCTTCTGCCTTCAACTCCTCATACCTTGAAATCAAAGCACCGTAGTCCTTAGTAGCATTAGATGAAACTCTATCTACAAACTCCATGTAGTTGTCTAGGTCAACCTCAAACTTCTTCTGCTTCTTATCCTTCTTGGTTGAGTCCCTCTCATTAAGTTTCTTGTCTGCAATACCTTTGGCTCTGGGTGCACTACCCATCCTCTCATCATTGACAAACTCCTCAATCTTTTGAGGTTGTTCGTTTGCCATCTTCTTGACATCTTCCTGTGTCTGGTCTACTTGGTCACGTGCCTCAGAGTTAATCTTCTCTGCTGCTGCTTCTGCATCGTTACCTTGTGGTTCATTGGTGAATTGTTGAGCCATTATACTTTAAGTCCCTCGAATTTGTTTTTGGTTTCAGTTACTGGTTGAATGTCACCAGCATCGATGATATCATCTTGAGCTGACTGCTCACAATCATACAGCCTCATCTTCGCTCTGTCAATACCCACTACAAACTTCTTGTATACAGTGGGGTCATTGTATCTATTCTTTAACTGCTTAATCATTATCTGATTGAGTGACTCCAGTTCATCTGAACTAATAAGAGCAAACATAAGGTCAGCAGTAGCAGGAAGCCCAAAGGATTCGGATGTATCGGTGAGGTCAACATCAGAATTACCATACCCACTCCTAGTAGTCTGGGTCGCAGATACAATAGGGACATTCGATTCAACCGCAAGACCACGGAGTTCTTCAGCAATCGCTTTAACATAAGTATAAGAATTTACAATAGTGCCTTTGTACCTAGCAGAGGCACAAATGTTTAGATAGTCTATGAATATAATGTCAGGACTGAATCCTTTCTTGAGTCCTAACTCATTTAAGAGTGCCTTGAAGTGACCCACGTGTGCAGATGCCGTGGGATACTCTTTGATAACAAGTTTACCCTGAGTCTTCTTGGTTAGTTCCAGCAACTTGGAGGTGTACTTTTCTTTTGTGAGGAGGGGACTGTTGAGTTGTTGGATGGGGATGTCCAAGAGGTTGGCATCAATTCGTTCAGCAATTTTCTCCTCTGCCATCTCCATTGTAATGTATAATACGTTCCGTCCTTGGAGCAACATGGAGCTAGCGACGTGGCACATGAATAAAGACTTCCCGACACCCGTACCAGCAAGTGCGATATTAAGAGTCTTATTAGGTAAACCACCTTTGGTAATCTTGTTAAAATGCTCGAGATCAAACGGTACCTTTTCTTCCTTCTTGTGGTAGAAATCATATCTGTCATTTGCATCCTTTATGTAATCGTGTCCAACGTGATCATCGAAACACACACCTAGGGCTTCCGACATGATAGACGGGATGGCATCCTTTGTACGTGTCTTATCTTGTCCGTCAGCAATCTGAACGGACTCCATTAATGCAAGATATATAGCTCTCTCTTTACACCATTTCTCTGTGGTATCAACCAACCAATCATCATTGTATTGGTCTCGGTCTAGGTTATCCAGGAAGGACTCGATCTCTTTAAAGATATCATCAGTGATGTCTCTTCGTTTCTCAACCTCTATTTTCAGAGCAGTCGGCTCAGGTGTGGTATCGAAACTGTTTACATAGTCAACCAGTGTCTCAAAAAGAACTGTGTTCCTATGTGCATCAAAGTATTCCTTCTTAATGAAAGGCATTACCTTTCTACAGTAACCCTCATCCAATATAAGTTTACTGAGTGCAACCTCTTCTATCTGTAGACTCATTGGTAATGTAGATACGTGGTTATCATATAGTTGTCATTGCTTGGTTGAGTAAACTCATGTGGATACTGCCAAGACGATGGACATAGGACTACCCTACCACGTTTGGCAGGAATAGTGAAGTCAAGAAGTGGAAACTGTAACTCACCACCTTCAACGACATCACTCAGGAACATAAAGTAACTGAGGAATCTCCTTGCTGATTGGTAATCACCGACATCTATATGACGTTGGAAGTAATCTCCTCTGCCATACTTAATCATCTTAACTTGCTCAAGGGAGTTCATCTTAGGCCAAAAGACCTCACAATCTAACTCCTTCATGTATCTCTCACCGCAACCCTTCACAGCATATAATACCTGTGTATGTATTACGGTCCAGTCTTTCTTATTCTCTTTCTCTGACTGCTCAGTGATATTAATCATTGAGAACTTGCAGAGATCCTTCATCTCTTGACGGGTGACGACTCCAGTGTCATGCTCAAAGAAATCTATAGCATTACGACATAGATTCTGATCTAGGACATCATCATATACTCTTATGTAATCCTTAAGTTCCATAAGAGAACTCCTTCTTGGCGCATTCATCTAAGGCTTGTAGGATTTCGGACGAGAAGTATTTATCGGGCTCAGCATAAACCTGTGAAGGATATACACTGCTGCCACCAATAACAACACGGTTGCCCTTGCGCTCAAAGACTCCGTGCTTCTCACCCAGTTCCAGTAGTCCGTAGTACTTGTCAAGACCTCGTTCGTCATAAAATAATCTCACTGATACTTGGGAATTTTCCTTTGCATTCCTTGACTTAGCAAGCTTTGCTTTGATTATGTTACCCACGACTTCCTTACCATCCTTCTCCTTAGACTTGCTAAGATAGATGATACTAGAAGCAGCATACTTGAGACCGCTACCACCTCCCATCTCTTTAGTAGGCACATAAGCACCCACCACATCATATGTATGGTTAGTAACAATCAAGGGTACATTTGCCTTACCTAGTTTGAGGGTAAGCACACGGAAGATAGATTTAACTACCTGAGCACGTGTCATGTCACGGGTTTCCTTACCTGCTTCAGTGTCCTCCATCTCCTTAGAGGTGGACAGCATGCCAAGGGAATCCAACACCATAAGCATAGGCTGTTGCTCCTTCTGCTCAAGGTATTTGTCAAGAATCTTAATGCTTTGTGTCCTGAATTCTTGTACTGTATTAACTGGTACCAAAATCATACGACTGGAATCGATACCTCTATTCTCAATCAACTCCCTACTTATAGCCGCTTCAGACTCAAAATAAATAACCCCAGCATCAGGATTAGATTCGAGGAAAGATTGAACCAAACCAAGACAGAAAAACGTTTTACCTGTGCTTGATTCACCTGCAATAGCAGTGATTTTGTTACCTGGAACCCCTCCGAGGATACTTCCACTGACAAGTC